ATCATCCCAAGAAACGCATTTGCTGCCTGCCCCACTGTCAAGCTAGTCCCTTGCGGGTTGCTGCTTTCCATAAACTAACCTCTACTTAAAAAGTTTGAATCGTCTCTTGTTCATCTCGCCTTCAGCGGCAACGGACTCAAGACGCGCTTTCACACGACGCACTGCACTAATCATGAGATACGAATCCTCACGAAGATCAATGTCGTCCTGATGACTATTGATAATACGCTCGATGTTGTCTTTTTCCAACTCAGCGAAGATTTCGTTCAGAAACTCATCGCCAAGTAAAGCCTTTGCTCGCTCCCAACGTTGGGTCATAAGAGTCCTTTAGCCTTCTTTTTGGGGATTCGTGACTCGTTAAGAGCCTCTAGGAAATCTTCTCCGTATTTGTTGACAGCCTTCTTACGAATGACGTACTCACCAACTTGTAGGCTTGCATAACCATCGTCAGGGCTATCAGGCTTTGGCCCAAGTAAACCTTTGACTTTCCCGCCTTTTTCATAAGCAATCTTGTCTGGCGTGATCTTCCCGCCCATGTAGCTTGCTTGGCTGATGTCATTAGCAGGAATTACTTCGCCGCCATAGCTTTCACCCGTTTGGCTTTCGTAAGCCTTCTGTAGCGCAGCCTTATCGAAGACCCCAGGCTGGAATAAAGGCTTAGTTCCGGTGACAGCAGGAACACCAAACTCTAGGGACTGGGGTAACAAACGGGTATATCCAGCCGCACCAGACTTGAACATGAACGGGGCTTGCTGTGTCGGGCCTGCTCCGTAAAAGAAGTCAGTTGTAGGTGCCTTTAGTGAAGTTGTACCGCCGCCAACAGTAAACGGCACAAAGTTAGCGGTCGGTATTTGCACACCGCCTAAAGCCGCGTCAATCACGCTCGCAGGGACGTTCTGCGACATGGCGTATTGCCTGATCATCTGCGCGGATACGTTGGGATTGTCTTTGAATAGATTCTGTATATACGGAATCATCTCTGCGCTTGTGTACGCAGACAATGGTTTTGTATTGTTTACAGGCTGATTGACAACGGATTGTTGTGCGACGGGAGCCTTTGGGAAGTTAAGGCTTGCAACCAATGCAGCCATTTGGCTATCAGGAACACCTTGTTGTCCTGCGAACACTCTGAACTCATCAGGTGTAATGTACTTGCCTGCCGCTTGCTGTTGCGCGATAAGATTCTGAGCAAACGGAACCATCTCGGTAAACGTATAGTCGGCCATCGTCTTGGGAACGATGTTCCCAGAAGCGTCTAGCTTCTGCCATGACTGTAAAGTTGGTGCAGCCACGGTAGACCCCTGGTTAACTGTTTGGTTTACGGTTTGATCTACCGTCTGATTGTTTGCGCCCTGATTGACTGGCTGTGAGATCGTATTAACGACATCCGTTACAGTCAATGGCTTGATTGCGTCATCTACAGCCTTCAGCAGATTTGCATCAGTTACGCCCAAAGCCTTTAGTTTGTCGCTGCCAAACTTGTTAGAAACGTACCAGTCAAACTGCTGTTGAGGTGTCATTACAAACCACGATGAAGGCAAGTTGATGCCTATGGCTTGCGCGTCTGTGCGTAGCTTTTGCTGCGCGTTTATTGCTGCTTGATAGTTGTTTTTATCAGACTCACTGCTGAACGTAGTGCCATCTGTTGCCGTGTATACCGGAGGAGGTTGGTAAACCGGAGGAGGCTCGTAAGGAGGTGGCTCTTCTTGCGGCGGTGGAGCAAAAACATCCGACACGGCAGTCCTAGCCACGTCAGGACTAAAACCTAACATATTTGTTAGGCCAAAGTACAAAAGAGTGTCAGGGTTTGTGTTGGAGATGAGACCTTGATTAAGAAGGTACTGAATATCTGCGCTGTTAGGGTTTGAGAAGTATTGATCGACAAACGCCCTAAGCTGATCGGTTGTATATCCGTTGTATGTAGCCATGATTTACCCTGGAATCTCGACGTTGCCAGTAATACCTGCCCCGACCTTCATCGCCTTCATCTGCGCTTCTGCCTCAAACTCCATGCGTTTGAGTTCTAGCTCGGCTAAAGCCTTCTCTCTTGCAAGCTGAATATCGGCCATAGCTTTCTGACGCTTGATCTCGATGTCTGCTTGGGCCTGCGCCATCATCATTTGGATAGCAGGATCTGGGCCTTGTTGCTGTTGAGGTTGTGCAAGTGCAGCATCGACCTCTGGGCCGACAGGTTTGAAAAACTCTGCTGAATCTGGGAACCCTGCTGCCTCAATAAGTTTCCCTAATACTGATCTGTACTGCGAGACACTCACTAAAGGATTGTTCGGGCCGTACGCTTGAATGATCTGCTCTTGCTTGGACAGAACCATACTGAGCATTGCCATCTTTTGCTCCATGCTCCCCGTACCAAGTCCGACATTCACTGATACATCGTACTGGTTCGACCACTCTCTTGGGTCGTACTGGACGTACTGCCCACGCATCCGAATCAAAACTGCTTTGTCCTGGTACTTGCATAAGAGGTGTAAGAGTCCTTTGAATAAGTCTTTTACGCCTGTTTCTGCAAAGATCCTAGCGATGAGTTCGATCTTGCCTTGTGAGGCTTGCGTAAGGGCTGCTATGGCCGCAGCAGTCACGTTCTGTAGGATGTTAGGGTCAAGACCTTGAGAGGCTTCTGTAACGCCTGTGCGCTTAGCCTGGACTTGATCGAGGTACTCTAAAAGAGGGAAGGCTTGCTGACCAACAGGAGGTGTTGTAATCGGAACCAGTGCAGCAGGATTCTTCATCCTCACCACGCCACCAGGCGTAACGCTCAAGAGATCATCGAGGTTGACCTGACCTTCGACAGCACCCATACGGGTATTGTTTTGCAGGTACAGGTTATCGAGCATCTGCCTCGTTACAGTCGTTTTAATAAGCTGGAGATCAACTGTACGATCAGCAGGGCAATCCCCAAAGAACCTGTGAGGAATCGGAATAGGACAGATGGTGTAGAACGGCACATAATCGGTTTCCTCGTTACTTAGGATTTCGTTCCCCGAAAAATGTACCCGTCTTAGTTCTGCGATCCCATCTCCGTCGTAATCGGTCTTTAGGTAGCACTCGAACACTTCAACCGTCTGCATGGACTTGTCGAGGCTTGGCTCCATGTAAGGCTGCTCGTCACGGTTGTATCGAGCTATGTACTCGGCAGAGAACTCAAGGTCGTTGTAAACCGGAAGGTTCATCACGATCTCAGGATCAAACCCCATTGAGACAAGATCCGACCTTGTGATGAGTTTTCTATGCGCGACAAAAGGTGTATCTCGAACGGTCTTTCCTGCCTTGGAGATCAAGAACTCTTCAGGAGGTACGTTCTCGACCTTGATCTTTCCGGCCTTGGTTTTTTTCATCAGCGCGACGTTATGAACACGCATGACTTGACCGTCAATATCCTGCTCAATCGTCTCCTGCGCTGCGATCTCCATCGTCCCGTCAGACATAAGCATGGCTAGCTCATCGTCTGTCAGGTTCGCGTACTGTTCCTTTGTGACTGAAATCGAGTCGTCCCAGTAGGCTTTGATAACCCCGACCTTCTGAAGGATCGCGTCCTTGAACCAGTCGTGCATGATCGAGATGCCAGGGTTCTGCTTCATCAGCACCCAGTTGCAATATTCAGTGGCTTGCATTGCCATAGGCTCATCGCCTGGGCCTACAGGCTCGAATACACCAATCTGATCGGCAGATGTAAACAAACGCATGAGAGGCGGCAGCATCCCGTCGATAGCTTCTGCAACCTCTCCGGTTACGATCTGGCTGCGACCCTCTACCTCGTTACCGTAGGGATCGCGCATATAGCTGGTAAGCGCGTTCTTACGCTGCTCGACCGTCTCGGTCTCCAAGAAACCTATCGCGTTATCAATCTCACCTTGGAGAATCGCCTTTAATCGTCCGTCATCCATTTAGACCACCCAAGATACGTTAGGTTTCAGCGGCTTAGACCAACTTGTTTGCTCTGACATACCAACCGCAAGATACCGAAATGCGTCAGAAGCATGAGATGCCCAATCATGAAGAGGCTTATCCCAGTAAACTTGACGCTTATCGTCGTATTGTCGCCGATAATTCCTTAGTGCGTCCACTCCACGCTTAGTCTTGGAGTCGAACCAACAAAAGGGAATCAGCCTTCTCACGGCTTGTATCCCATCGTCAACACCCATTCTCGGCACAATCGTGATGTTTAGCCCTGCTTCTTGTAGGAGTTCTAGCCTAGATCTTCCTGAACCTAACTCCCTTACTTGCACATCGTGAGGCAGTAACTGCTCGGCTAACTCATAGTGGTTCGTTCTCAGCCAGTTCACATACCAATCGAGCCCTTGACCGTGGTTCTCCACAAAGTCAATGAGTCGTGTCTCTAAACCAACTCTCTGACAAACCCATATTGCAGTGGAGTCGCCTATCCCTAAATCCCAGGCACAGTAAGTCTTAGCTAATCCATCTACAGGGATGTCGTGGAATCGCTCAGACGGTAGCTCATTGAGAAGTTGTCCGTAGTAACTTCCTTCGATTGCTGAGTCAAAGGAACACTCAAACTCCTGTAGATACTTGTCGTCTCCCATCTCGGACTTTGCTGCGTCAAGTTCAGCTTGAGGAATAAGACCTGTCTCTGATGCTCGGAACTCAAGTAAGGCCCAATCGTTATGCTGCTCTGCATGGTCTCTCAGAGTCTTGAAGTGGTTGTTTCCCTTTGGGGTTCCGAGGAATAACGCCCATCCCATTCTGTCCGATAAGGCCGGACGAACCACTTCCGACCAAATTTTAGGGTTCTGGTCGCCGAATTCGTCGAATACAACGCCGTCAAAATACTGTCCTCTAAGAGAGTCTGGGTTATCAGACCCCGCAAGTTGGATGCGTCTGCCCCAGAAATCAACCCTAAGTTCTGCAATATTCGCGGTGGCGTTAAGGGGCTCGGTAAACTTGAGGAGGTAATCCCAGATGACTCGTTTTGTCTGGGAGTAGGTAGGCCCAATAAACGCATATCTTGGAGCCTCCTTGGTGTTTTCTATCGCTGCTCTAATGAGATGGTTGACAGCAGAGACTGATTTCCCCATACGACGGTGAGCCACAACAACTCCGAATCGCTTGTCTGCAAGCGCATGGTGGATCTGTAGCTGTTGCGCTCGCGGTGCATACGGAATGACTATTCTGGTTGCGCCCATGTCACTTGTAAAGCAACTGGTTGCCCGTCCTGACCTGTTACCTCTGTCCTTGCTAGCTTAGGTATGTGGTACTCAATAGCCCGCAAGTAAATATCGCAAGCCTTTTCTGGGCTTTTCTGCGCTACTTCGTCTAGCCACATAGCAAAACGAGGTGCGTTTAGTTCAGCCATCTTTGCAATGGCTTCCCTAACTGCCGCAGTAGATTTGTTAGGCGCACCCTTCGGTCTACCTAATCCTGCGTTTGGAGGAATCCATTTGTTTTCCACTGTATTTTACTATCCTTCTGTTGTTACTGTGCAACACCTAGTAATCCTGATCGCCTTAGCTCTTCTTCGTCTATGACGACAGGTTTTCCGTTTACTTCCATAATCCTTAGCTTGCTTTCTTCTCCTGGAAATACTACGAAGTTACTTGTACCTTTCTTAGCCGCTCTTGATCCTTCATCTAAGTAACGTATTCCTGGAATCCCTAACTCAGTAAGATGTCCAGATGCGCTAGCTCCATGAGGAGAACCGCCCCAATAAAACTCGTAATAATCCCTTCCTGTCCTGCCTTTCATTTGTTCCCAAGATTTGTCAGGCATTTGAGAGCGAATAGCCTTCTGAACATAATCATTTTGCTGACTTAGCGGCTTATCCCAATCTAGCATCTTTGCTATTTCTTCGTCTGGGAGGTCTACTTTGTAAAAAGCACCTTGCGTAGCCTGAATGTCAGACTTCTTGGCTGTTTTAGCTACGTCTAACATCCTTTGGTAATAGTCAACACCGCCCATGTCCAAAGCAAACGCATCGCCAGCTTTTGCGTCTTTAAGACCTTGCTTGGCTATGTTCTGAGCGAATTTAGAACCTTGATGGTAAATCAATCCAAGCGCATGAGTTACTGGGTTCTTTTCGCTACTAGGCTCGTACATCTGGCCTTGGTATTGGTATTGATAGGGGTCTGTTCCTCCAGCTAATCTACTTTGGTAGCCTTTAGCAACAGCAGGGCTTTCCGCAAAGTACAGCCCATGCCCGTAAGCCTGTGCTCCCTCGCCTGTTCCGATCTTGCTTGCGTCAAACTTACTGAACTTGTGCGGGGAACCATGAAACACAGTAAGCGGACTCAACAAACTTCCTGCTCGCTGTGCGCTTGCCATTGTTGACGCTGCCGCAAAAGGAAGCATAGACCCGTACAACTGACTAGCGACACTTGCTTGCTCACCTAGTCTGTAAGCCTCAGACATCTTCTGAGCCTCTGGGTCCATCACCGAGTAAGTAGGTTGCCTGCCCGTAAACCCTAGTAATCCCTGCGCGATAGGACTTGTCTGACCGTACCCTGGCAGCGAACTTACGCCCCTCGGTAGTTGCTCAGGCAGCGGAGGAAGAAACTTCTCCTCATCTAGCAGTCCTTTTCTACGCTTCACTTTTTGTTCCTCGCCGAGATAGCCTTAGCCTTTGCTTTCGCATCAGCCTTGGAACTTGCACCCCATGCCTTTAGGCTCAGGAGCAGTCTGGTAGGGCTCCCATCGGGTTTTCTCTCCGGCCCTGGCATGTTACCCATTCGCGCAAGAAAAGACGCTCTACGCGGGTTATCGCCGCTTTTGACAGGAGCTTTTAGATCAGACCCAGGATTCTCACGCT